AGAAGAAGATATGATTTAAATTCTTGTTCAAGAGAATACATTGGAACAGGTAAAGATGAAGCCGCATTATATGAAGCTGCAAAAGACTGGGGAGTAGACCCTAAAGCAGAGATGTATAAACTACCAGCTATGTATGTTGGAGCATATGCAGAGAAAGATGCTGAGATAACTTTAGAGTTATGGAAGTATTTAAAACAAGAAATAATTAATCAAGATTTAAAATCTATTTTCTCATTAGAGACTGACTTATTTCCTTGCCTCGTCGATATGCGTTTCCTAGGAGTACGAGTAGATATTCCAGGAGCTCACCAATTAAAAGAAAAATTACTTGAAGAAGAAAAAGAATGCCTATTAAAAGTAAAAAAAGAAACATCAATAGATGTCCAAATATGGGCCGCACGCAGTATTGCGAAAGTTTTTCAAAAACTTCGCCTACCTTATGACTCAACCGAAAAAACAAATTCTCCATCATTTACTAAAAATTTTCTTCAGAATCACGCCCACCCACTTGTGAAACTGATTGCCCGGGCTCGTGAAATTAATAAAGCCCATACCACTTTTATAGATACTATACTAAAACATTCACATAATGGAAGGATATACTCTGAAATAAATCAGCTTAGATCCGATAATGGAGGTACAGTAACTGGTAGATTTAGCTACTCGAACCCAAATTTACAGCAGATTCCAGCACGAAACAAGGAACTTGGACCTGCTATTAGATCATTATTTATACCTGAAGAAGGTTGTAAGTGGGGAGTCTTTGATTACTCACAACAAGAACCAAGATTAGTAGTGCACTACGCAGCGCTTCAAGGATTGTATGGAGTCAATGAAGTAGTTGATGCATACAAAGAAGGAGATGCAGATTTCCATAGTATTGTGGCTGACATGGCCGAGATACCTAGAACTCAAGCTAAAACAATTAACCTTGGTTTGTTCTATGGAATGGGTAAAAATAAATTACAAGCAGAACTTGGTGTATCTAAAGATAAAGCTGATGAACTATTTAAAAAATATCATCACCGTGTACCATTCGTTAAACAGTTAATGGATAACGTAATGTATAGAGCCCAGGATTCTGGACGAATCCGTACATTGCTAGGAAGAGCGTGTCGTTTTCCTTTATGGGAACCTAATCAATTCGGGATACATAAAGCTTTGAGTCATGAAGATGCACTCAGGGAACACGGACCGGGGATTAAACGTGCTTATACATACAAAGCTTTAAACAGATTAATACAGGGATCAGCAGCAGATATGACTAAAAAAGCCATGTTAGAGCTATATAAAGAAGGAATTATACCACATATTCAAGTACACGATGAGCTAGATATATCAGTAAAAGATGATATAATGGCGGCCAAAATAAAAAAAATAATGGAAGGTGCTGTAACACTTGAAGTTCCTAATAAAATAGATTATGAATGTGGCACTAACTGGGGGAATATAAAATGAATAAAATAAAAGAAATGATTGCTCATTGGAGAAATTCAATTAGTGTATCATCATTATACCACAGAGAATATATCGTTGGCTTTATAGCTGGCGCTATTGTAGTTATTATCTTATCTGCAATATTTTAAATTAAACCTTTAAAGTAGGGAGGGTCTATGAGGAAGTTGAAAAAACTCTGGATCAGATTTAAAGTACATCTTTTAAGATGTTATTTTGAAATGGATGGAATCCTGAAGAAGAAAAAATGATAAAAGAACTTTGGAATAAATTTACATCGTGGCTTTTCAGTTGGCAAAAACCTAAAGGTTGCAAATACTGTAATCACGAATGCCATTGCTTACGCCAAAAAAGAGGTCTTGATTGTTTAAGACCTGATTGTGAGTGTCTTGGTTGTGGGTGTCCGCAGTCATGATGGAAAAAATCTTAACGATGTTGGTTGGACTCTTAATTGCATTAGGAGGCTGGAGTCTATCTAGAACTTTTGAACTATCAACATTTCAAGCAGTACATAATAATCAAATAGATAAACTCGAAAGAAAAGTAGAAAAACTACAAGATCAAATGGATCGTATGATGGATTCAGATGAAGAGATCATGGAACAACACGAAGACCTATTTAAAAAATTAGAACAAGGCAACACAGGATATAGTTATAACTAATGGCACTTAAGATTTCAGAAGAAGCAGCAGTACAAATGCCTATGAAGACGGTAGCGTCTTTGATTTGTATGGTCGCGATTGGAACCTGGGCATACTTCGGTATCATTGAGACGCAAAACAGACTTCAAACTGAAGTAGAGTTAATGCAAAAAGATTTAGTTGAAAACACAGCTTTTAGAATAGGGTGGCCTCGGGGTACTTTAGGAAGTCTTCCGGCCGATTCAGAACAATTTATGCTTATCGAGGAATTATATAAGCAAGTAGAAAAATTACAGATACAACAAGAGTCTGGAATGCATAATAAAGTTAATATAGAATTTTTAACAAAACAATTAGAAAAAGCTCTAGAAGATATTGAAAAATTAAAAGATAAAGCTAGAGACCAACACTATAAAAACGGAAACGGAGGATGAAAAAATGGAAGAGATTGTAATAGCCCTGTTGATGATTGTCAACCAGGAAATCAAGGAACACAGAATACAACCCAACATGTCGACCTGTCTAAAAGGTAAGAGGGTGGCCCAACGTGAATCTAAAAGCCACGTGCAGTATCAATGCATTAAGTCATTGGCTGAGACAGAGATATATATGGGTGAAAAAAGTATTGTTAAATTGATATTAAAGTAATGATAAAATGGCTAAAAATATTATGGCGAAACTATTGCAGTTCAAAATCTTTCGCCAAAGGAAAATCAAAAGCAAAAAGAAATACAACAAAAAGAAAAAGGCAAGTGAAATTGTCCACTATTATAAGGCAGATTGGTCGGATGTATACTGACAAACCTATGACTATGGATTATGGTATTTGTCCCCTATGTGAGTTTTATGTATCAATGATTAGTTTTAATAGAAAAGGACTATATACATGTATTAACTGTAGAGAGGTAGTTAAGAAACATATCAATGGCTCGGTTAAATATGTACCTGTGAGTCATGGCCAGAATAAAATTTAAACATCACGTAAAACGAGAAAAGCCTAAAAAACGGCCTAGAAGACACACAAAAAGGCCCAATAAAAATCGTAAAAAAAAGAAATATAATCGTCAAGGGAGGGGTTGACAATTATCCTTTTATATCCTATATAGGATGCATGAAAGCAAAAAAGAAACAACTAACAAAGAAACAAACTAAACAAATCAAGGATCAAATAATAATTGATTTTATTGATAAACATATGAGTAAGTTTGATAGACTAATGAATAAAGCGTCTAAAGAACTTTCAACAATGGGTTTAGGCTGTAGTATTCATGCACTATCTTCGCAGATAGTAAAGCATATTGCAACCAATATGTCTGACTACTATGGTAGTACTGAAAAGGTAAAAGATACTTTTCAAAGAGCTTTAGATGAAGAAGTAAATCATAGATATATTCATGCTAAAGCCGAAAGAGAGAATGCTACTATACAATGAAGTATATGTTTACCATAACCAAAGATGGAGCGGAGTCTGAAGAAAAGGCCGCTATGTCTTACAAAAAAGTATTAAAGTCTTTGATTACTGCGGACCCCAAGTGGAGCGGTATTATCAAATACATTAACAAAAAACAGAAAGGAGTTATACATTTTATCAGAAATGGTAGAAAGTATAACACAACTGTTTGATGGATTTAATAATCCTTACGGACGGTATGTATCATCTAGTCCCAGTGACTAAACAAATGATGAAAGACATATCGTTCGTAGAAAAAGTTGTATTAGATTGCTTTAATCTATGTGACATACTTAGATTAAAACTAACAACTTATAGTGAATTACTTAATGCTCATGTAATGCACGATGGAAGTGGAGATTTTTATGGCTGCATATGTAAATAGAGAAATGAAAAATAGAATTTTAGAAATACACGCGGAATGGTTATTTAATAACCAATACTTTAAACAATCTAAAGAGTGTTTTAAAGAAGCAAAACAATATAGTAAAACAAATGACAAAAGACAAACAACTGCAAATACTGCAACAACCTGATACGTTTTTAAGACAACCAACTCAGGATATAGACTTACCTATAAGTTCTGATAATGAAGAATTAATAGATAAAATGATTTTAGCTATGTACGAACACAATGGCGTCGGATTAGCTGCGAATCAAGTAGGTTATAACAGAAGAATTTTTGTAATGGATATATCTAATGAAAGAGATAAGCCACAAGTATTTATTAATCCAGTAGTACTATCTAAAAATAATATTAAAATGAAATGGGATGAAGGTTGTCTATCATGCGTTGGTCATGACAATAGAATACCACGTTCGGTATCAATTAATTTAGAATGGATATGTAGACATGGAAAGAAACAACACAAAACGTTTTATCACTTTCCATCTGTAGTAGTACAACATGAAATGGACCACTTAGACGGGAAATTAATTATAGATTATCCAAAAGTCCCGCTCTCTGAAGAGAGACAACAGAGTTCAAGCGGGAACAAAAGGTGAGAAGAACCACATTTCTAACACAATTGCGCCACATTGTCAACTATGTTGACGAACCAGGTTTAGGTTTTGGCTTAGGCAATATTATTTTATTACCATCTTGGCAAATAAAACGAATATATATGCCATATTTATTCACTTCTTCAGCACCTAGCTCAACCATTTTTTCATATGATTTTTGATATCCATCCAACATACATGAGAAGTTATCTGCATATGTATCCTCAAACGTGTGTGGAGTTAAACAAGTATTCATATACAATGAACACAAAAAAACTGTTAACTTTATCATTGACAATCCTATTAAATTATCCTATAAAAAGAATTATGGAAAGTAAGAAATTGATCTCACTGCTTACCAATCTTATAAAAGATTTTATTAAGTTAAAGGCAAAAGTATCACTTTTGGAAACTAAAGTAAATGAATTAACCAAGGAGAAGAAGCATGACAGATATAACTAAATATCGTAACATATCGGTTACTCATAAGGTATACTCGGACTTGATTGCAATATCAAAGGCACAGATACCTGGTGTTAAACTCTCCGTCAGTAAAACTGTTGAAACGTTAGCTACTAAAGAAAAGAAACGTTTAAATGGTAAACTATCGGGGAAGAAGCATGAGTAATCTATTAAATGCACAACAGACTCTACCTATAATTGATTCCAGGGAAACAGACTGGACTCGAATCTTATGGGTAGCGGTACTGGAAAGAGCGGTACATGACGCATTCTTTCAGAACGATTTTAGAGAAGCTAAAATTTCTTTGGCTTGGTTAGATAGAAATAATAAAGACTTTAGATTGGTTTGTGAATTTGCTGGCAAGGACCCTGATTATATAATTAGAAAGTTATACGTTAAGATACAGGCTAGAAAAAAATTTTTTAAAAATATTCACGGAGGAACTAACTTTTGGGAAGCCCAAAAACAATTTGAAAAGGATATGAAATGGAATCGAAATCTACCAAAAAGAGTATAAAACATAAAATGATCTGTCCCAAATGTAATGGGAATGGATATGTAAAGAAGAAGACGCCAATCTTTAGTATATGGAGATGGGCTTTAACTAAACATTCAGTAGTACAATGTAAAGAATGTAAATCAGAAGGAGAGATAGAAATAAATGAACAACTGGCAACAGATCAGTATAACCCTTATGCTGTTTTCGATCACATTGATCGTCTTCACTAGTGGGTGTGCTATGAAAGATTATGATTTGAATCCATGGACCAGCGCAACAAGGATAGTGTTAAGTGGATCAAGATAAAATTTTTATATTAATATTTGGAGGCCTAGGATTCATAGTTCTTCTAAGTCTATTTATGTTGGGATTTGTAGTATGAGTAAGAATTCTAAAGGTACAAAATGGGATGGAAAATCAAGGGTTTCCACGGATTTGTATAGAAATAGATGGGATGAAATTTTTAAAAAAAAGACTAAGAAAGAAAAATTAAATGAGACTAAAAAATTTATAAAAGAAATAGACAGTAATCCAAAGTCATGGGCTGAAGGTTATTGGGAATGGAAAAAAAAGAATGAAGAAATCGGATAAATACATATACAGACAAGGTACACAGATAACGGACCAAGGATCGCGGATCTATGAGGTTGACGGTATGAGAGCACCGAGCGTTACAACAATACTTGCAAAGACAAAGAAACAAGAGTACTTAGACGCATGGATAAAAAAGGTCGGCAGTGAAAGAGCAGAGGAAATCAAGAATCATTCTTCGAAGCGAGGGACTGCCATGCATAAGTTCTTGGAAAAACACATCATCGGTGAAGGTTACGAGGACCTTACACCTATTGGGCAAGAGGCTAAACCGATGGCTCAAAAAATTATTGACACTGGGTTAACTCCGGTCACAGAGTATTTTGGCTCGGAAGTTACAGTACACTATACAGGATTATACGCAGGCAGTACAGATTTAGTTTGTTTACATAATGA